ATAGGTACAGTTTTATACACTTGTGATGAACTACCACCAGCATTTTTCTGTCCACTTTGTACTTGAAAGCCGTTAAAGATACGTACAAATTGTAGTAAATATCTTCTTATTTGTTGATCATACCAAAAAGTTGCCATATCATTTAATCCGTTTTAGGCGTAACTGCCTTACTTAATCCTTGTTTCTCTTTACCGTCTGAAGTATCTGTGTTTGTATTAGAATTTTCTATAAATGTATTTAATATTCTATTAGCCGCAGAGTAAGTACCTCTAAAGTCATCTTCAATTCTAATATATCTGTTACCAGCTTTTTTAAATAATCTATTTGGTGAGTAATCAGTTCTTAGAACATAATCTCCGTCATTTAATGAATTAGGGAAACTTGTACCAGTATGTGCTATTGCAATACCATTTGGTGGAGTACCATCTCCTGCATGAATACCAACTTTAACTGAAAATCCAAATGCACTATTGGCTGAATCTCTGCTAGAGTGTAAAGCTACATCAACACCAACCCAATTATCAACAGTTGAATCATATTTTTTAAATGAAAGATTTAATCCACCAGTTGTATTAGTTTTTAACCAAATTTTGTTTGCTGTATTATTACTTGGGGTTGTTGAATTAATAGCAACGTCAACTCCTAGTAAAGCTAAATTAGTAGCGTCAGTTGAAATTTTAACCCAAGAGCCATTTGTAACTTTTTTATAATAAGCTGAACCAAAGCTACCATCAATATTAACTACTGCATAATCGTTTGTAGGTGCATATGATGAAATTGGTGCTTTTGTTTGTCCATCAATATTTGCATCATCAACTATTGAAACTGCTTGACTTGTCCAAGTAGTTCCATTACCAATATATAAACCCCAATTAGTTGAAGTTGTATCTAACCAATAGTCTCCATTTTTATAATTTGTAGTTGGTTTAGTTGAGCTAACAAAATAATCAAATGTTTCCCATCTAGAATCAGTTGACTTATATAATTTAAGTGAAGCTTCATTAGTTTGCCAATGTGCATAAATGCTACCAGGTGTATATTGATCTGCTTTATTAATATATAAATGACCAGTTTCAACACCTTTTTTAGGTACATCAGTTTGTGCTTGGTTTACTATTGCTTCTGAAATGTCAATTTCTGATTGATAAGTTGAAATTAAATTTTTAATATCATCTTTTTGTTCACCAGTACCAAGTATATCTGAAAATTCTTGACTATCTGTAATTGGAGTACATTTAACTCTCCAAATATGTGGGAACCAAGTTGGTGAATAACCTTCTGATCCTCTAGCGGCATCTTCAATAACATAGTAACGATTCATTGCTTGTGGACCTTCAGGATAAAATGCTGATACTTCACTAGTTGCAGTACTCTTACTACCAGTTACAGTTTCTCCTGCAATAAACACACCGTCAGTAACCATTCTTAAAACTTTAGCATCTTGATTAAAGTTTACTACAGTTGCAGTTGCTCCACTTGATGCTCCAGTTATTGTTTCGCCTTTTCTAAATTTTTTAGCCGCTTTAGTTGTAAATTCTAAACGTGCCATATCAAGCATCATGTCTTCACGTTGATGTGGAAGTTCAATTACGTCACCACTCATTAACTTTCTACCTAATATGTCTACCATATCATTTAGATGGAAAGTTAAAAAGATTGTATCGTTAGATAAAAATGCACCAAATTGTGTTAAATCAAATTCAGAATCAGCAACTTGATATACTCCACGCAAATCATATACGTCTGCATCATACTTACGATCTCTATTTTCTAAAAATAATAAGTCTTGTATATTAGTAGGTCTAACTACAGAATTATCTGGTTGTGTAGCATCAGTAGTTGATGCTTGGGCATGAGGACCAAGGTACTTATGTACAAAAACTCCAGTACCACCCATATTAAAATGCTCCCGTATAACACGGTCTATCATTTTATAATCATTACCTTTTTCTGGTTTCCACAAACTGATTCTTGGCATATTAATATCCTTTTACATTAGTATTTATTTGATTGAAATCTATTAGTGATTGACAAAACTAGCTAATTATGTATAATCATGTATATATAGCTATATGGAGAAGAAAAAATTGACAAATGAGGATTTATTAGATATTCCTGAGTTTCTAAAGCGTCAAAGTAATGGCGATTCTGCTGAAACTGAAGTAAAACAGCCAGTTAAAGAAGAACCAAAGCCAGAAGTTGTTGAAGAAGTTAAAGAGCCAGAGAAGCCAAAAAAGCCCACAATACAAGAACGTATGCAAAGACGATTCTTAACAATCATGGGTGATATACATGATGCATTTGAAGACGTATGGGATCGTAATGGTGATCCAATGAAGTTTAAAGCATATGATTATTTTGCTAAAGAAGAAATTCCTGGGGCTTTTATGAAAATGATTATAGCAGATGTTAATGAATGTTTAGATGAAGAACGTAAAGCACTTGATTGGAGAGAAATTCCAAAAAGTGAACGTACAGATCTACAAGAAGATTATGTTGAAAGTTTTGATTCATATACTAAAAAAGAAATGCAAACACATATTTCTTGGTGGGAAAGAATTATAAAAGACTGTGAAATATATAAAATTCAAAAATTAAAAGAACGTAAGCCAAGAAGATTTAAAGCACCTAGTAAAGAAAAATTAGCTAAAAAAGTAAAATATAAAGAAAAAGATGATGATGTTAAATTAACATCAGTTAGCCCAGTTCTTATTATAGGAGCTCATGGATTAATAGTGTATAATAGCAAAACTAGAAAACTAGGGTTATATGAAGCAACACATAAACACCATGGATTAACAGTACGTGGTACTACAATACTAAATTATGATAATGAAACGTCAGTACAAAAAACACTCCGTAAGCCAGTTGAAGTATTAGAAAGAGTACATACAGGAGGAATTCAAGCATTTAAAAATACACTTGAATCAGTTAAATCTACTGATGTGAAGCTTACAGGACGTTTAAATGCTGATACTGTACTTGTCCGTGTTTTTAACTAAAACAATAAATACATATATAGGATATATAAAATGGCTAAAGACAAAAGCAACAGATCAAAAATTATCGACGAACTTCGCAATATATTAGGTGATGGTATGGTTGATGTAGAGCTTGATCCCAAGCACTATGATACAGCATTAGATTTAGCAGTTGATAGATTTAGACAAAGATCATCAAATGCTAATGAAGAAGCAACATTATTTTTAACATTGCTTGAAGATATAAATGAGTATACATTACCTGGTGAAGTAATTGAAGTACGTGAAACATTTAGACGTGCTTTAGGATCTGATACACAAAGTGGTGTTGATGTAGATCCATTTGAATTAGCATATACCAACTTATATTTCTTACAAGCAGGTAGAATTGGTGGGTTAACTACTTGGGAAGCATTTAGTCAATATCAAGAAACTGTAGGTAGATTGTTTGGTAATAAACTTAATTTTACTTGGGATACTGTTACTAAAAAAATTACACTTGTTAGAAGGCCAAGAAATACAGAAACTATTTTATTACAAGTTTATATGTTAAGAACTGATGAAACATTATTATCTGATCCTTATGCTAAACCATGGTTACGTGATTATGCATTGGCACAATGTAAAATGATGTTGGGAGAGGCCAGAAGTAAATTTGCATCATTACCTGGTGCACAAGGTGGTGTTAGCTTAAATGGTGCTGATCTTAAAGCAGAAGCACAGGCTACAATGGATAGATTAGAAGAAGAAATTCAAAAATATTCAGACGGTGGCGATCCTATTACATTTTTAATTGGATAATTCCAATTGACAAACCCATTATAATATTATACTATAGTAACTATGATTGAAGTTACTTTAGATATAGATAAAATTTCCAAACGAGATGAATATATAGGACAATCAACAGGTACTAGTGTTGAAGGCGGAGCTCTTAATGCCAACTATAGAGAAGTTGATGCAGTAGCCAGAGTAGCAAACTTTATGGGTATGGTAGGTTATAAGTATGAAAAAGATTGGCATTGGGAAGATGCTGGTTGTGATGAATTAATACTTAAAGTAAAAGACGAAGAAATAGCTACACAATTAAAGTTGAGGTGGTAATATGATCGTTGGACTAGTAGGCTGGATAGGTAGTGGTAAAAATACAGTTGCTAATATACTAACAGAAAAGCATAGTTTTAATTCTGATTCATTTGCGGCACCATTAAAAGATGCAACAGCACACATTTTTAATTGGCCTAGAGAAACATTAGAAGGTGATACAGATCGTAGTAGGCATTTTAGAGAATGCGTAGATTATTGGTGGCAATCAAAGTTAAATATTAAAAATTTTACACCAAGATTAGCATTACAAATAGTTGGTACAGAATTATTTAGAGAACACTTTCACCATGAAATTTGGTTAAACAGTTTAGAAAATAGATACATATCAGCTGGTAAAAAACTTACAGTAGTTACAGATTGTAGATTTAGAAATGAAATACAATTTATTAAAAATTTAGGTGGGTTTACAATACGTGTAAAACGTGGCCCTGATCCACATTGGACTACAATGGCAGAAGAAGCTCAACAAGGAGATGAGTTTGCTGAGCAACAATTGGCTGATATTGGTATACATAAATCTGAATGGGACCACACAGGAGCTCCTGTAGATTTTATTATAACTAATGATGGTACGTTAGAGCAGTTGCATGATAAGGTTAGTAGTGTAATAAAAGTATTAAGCAATATAACTAAAGTTAAAAGACAAAAGCAACGTGAAGTGTTTTAATCTGGCATTAAATCACCTTGTCTCCATTTAAATTGATCAGTACTTAATAAACGTTGACAATTAGCACATATAGTTTTTAGATTATCCCAGCTACTATTTTTTAAATTACCGTCAATATGAAATACATCCATTTGTGCAGAGTGTTTAGCTTTATAACCACATTTTTCACATATAGCTTTTTTCTTATAGCCACTAGTTTGCCAAGATGCAGTACCACCAATGCCTTTACCTTTGCCTAGACGTATACATTTATCGCACATTTTACGATAATAAGTCTTATCACCTTTTTTATAATTAAAGGCGGCTGGTCTAGACTTACATTTAACACATAATTGACGTAATTCGTTCATACTACTATTTACTGCCCTTTTAAAGGGAATTTTATTGGTGTATAAACCCCTTGTTTTACACCTGGTTCGAATAAATATTACTAACAGAATACGGCAAATTCAATACTTTATTGAAGCAAAAGAGTTTAAGGAGAGATTATTATGCCAGATTTAGTTTCACCAGGTATATCAGTTTCCGTAACCGATGAATCGTTTTACGCAGGCGCTGGTACAGGTACTATACCTTTATTTGTAGTTGCTACGGCTGAAAACAAAACAGACCCTAGTACAACAAATTCAACGGCTATTGGTACTACGTCAGCAAATGTTGGTAAAGCATATTTGATTGGTTCACAGAGAGAATTGATATCTACCTTTGGTACACCAAATTTTTATTCAGCTGGTGCTACAATGCTACCAGGTGATGAAAGAAATGAATACGGCTTATTAGCCGCATACAGTTATTTAGGTATTGCAAATAGAGCCTATGTAGTTAGAGCTGGTGTTGACACATCAGAGTTAACAGGCACAGTTTCAGTACCTACAGGAAATCCAGCTAACGGAACATATTGGTTAGACACAGCATCTACTGATTGGGGAATTTACAAATCAGCTGGTGCAGATAATACAAGTTGGTCAAAAGTTACACCAACAGTATTATTAGATACACCAAGTGCGTCAGCAACATCAAATGTTGGTACAGACGGATATCCAAAAGCTACTTATGGATCAAACGGAGCCTATGTTGTTGTAGCATCAACTACACCAGCTAGATTGTTTGAAAAAATTAGTGGTGTTTGGTATCAAGTAGGTTCAACATCTACAGATCCAGGAGGAGACTGGGCATCGGCAAAAACTGGTGCAGTTTCTACACACATACAACCAGGAACAGGTACAGCACCTACGGCAGG